AAGCAGCACCAAAGGCCGAAGAGGCAGCAGACATGGCAGACCTCGATATGTTCGCCAAAGAACTCTCCGCTCGCAGTCGCGCTTAAATATGTTCGTATCCCAAATTTTCGAGGAGTGTGCGGAAATTTTAGGAACGACGATTAACGAAAAGGTCTTCCGCAAAATTTCGCAGGCAGTTCAGACTTTGATGGAGTCTGGACACTGGTCGCATTCGACTGCCGAGGTCGATATCTGCACTGGGTGGGATGGGTGCAGTGTAACGCTTCCTCGCGGCGTGGACACGCCTTTAGCAGTGAATGTTGATGGTTCTCCTGTGTATTTCAGGAATCGGCTATTTCAGTACCATGTCAATAAAGGTGGTATGTTCTCTCCTGTTCAGTGGGCATGGGATGACCGAGGATTTACCGCAACGGCAATGGAAATTATTCAACCTTCGCAACTCATCGCGATTGCCGAGGTTGAAAACGATGTAGGCAAGACGATTCGCGTTCTTGGTACGAATGACGGCAACATCCCGCTCCGTAGCCAACTCGAAAACGGAACTGGCGTTGATGGATTGCTTGTGCCGATTAACTCGGTCAATGATTTTCCGCTGGGAGTTATTTTGCCTCCGAATCAGACAATAGAGACCCGTAGTGTTGCAATTGATCCGATCACTCGATTCACAACGACTACTCCGCACCAATTGGACTCTGGGCAAGGATTCAATATCAATTCGTTCACTGGCACAATTCCAGTTCCATTGTCAAGTGGTCAAGTTCTTTATGTCGGCGTAATCGATGCGGTCACAATTCAGCTATTCTCTGATCAAAACAACGCGAAGAATGGCAATTTTCCGATCAAGTTGCAGAGCATTATTAACTCTGGGACACTAACAATTAAAGACAGCAAACCCAGCGCAGTTGTTACTGCTTTGGAGTTTCCTGCATTGCCAGCAAACGAACCAAGTTTGCCGATTACGACTGCAAATCCTGTGGCATTCCCGCAAGGCCAAACATTGCCGCCTCCTTTGCTTGAAAAAGTGACATACTTTGCAAATCTAATCGATCCAAAGCATCTGCAAATTTTTGAATCGTTTCAGGACGCTCAAAATAATATAAATCCAGTTTTTACAACTGGAAGCACTAATCCTATCCAGATTGACATTCGCAAGGAAATCTTGCCAGAGTCAAAACTGACTTTTGCTATCCAGCATTTCTACAAGCAGGGAGATCAGGTTCAAGTTTACACTGCTGGCGGCACATTGCCGAACCCGCTGATTGCAAACCAAAATTATTTTGTAAATGTCATTAACGAATTGACCATTACTTTGCATGAATCGCAGGCAGATGCGAGTGCATCAAGCCCGACAAATCCAATCAACCCAATTAAAATTATTGATGCAGGGGTTGGGACTAATTTTGTTGTAAAGCTAATTTCATCGACATTTCGTTCTGGGGAACTTTCCCAGATAACCGCTCCGGGTTTGAATATTCCTGCACCTACAGGTGCTGGAGCATCATTCCAAGCAGTTGTTACTGGTTCTGTTAGGTCTGTATCTGTAACAAGTCAAGGGAATGGATATGTAACTGTTCCAAATGTGACATTTAGTCCACCTCCAGAACCACCATTTGGTTCTGGACAAGAATCAGTAACAGCAACTGGATACGCAATTATTAATACAGTTTCTACAAAGTTAGAACAGATTATTATTACAAACCCCGGACTTGGGTATACTACTGCTCCAGCAATTACAATTGATGCTCCAACTGGGCCTACAAGTCCAGCACAAGCAGTTGCAACATCAACTGTTCAAACATCATTTGTATCTTATTTTCGTAAAATATCTGGTGGAATTGGATATACTCAATCTCCACAGGTTCAAATATCTGGAGGTGGCGGTTCTGGAGCAACTGCACAAGCAGTCGTGAATACATCGATTTTGCCAATTTCGAGTATTGTTGCGCCAAGCACAACTGCAACTGCAACAACTTCAAGTCCACATGGATTTTCAGAAGGTCAGGTTGTTACAATTACAAACGCAAGTCCTGCGGTGTATAATGGGAATAAAACAATTTTAAGCGTTCCTTTTTTGCCAGCATTAACAATATTAAGTATTACAAGAATTAATACAACAGCAACAGTTTTAACTTCTGTTGATCATAATTATTCTACTGGGCAACAAGTAACAATATCAAATGCAGTATCTGGAGTAACTCCATTGCCACAATACAATGGAACATTTTCTATTGTAGTTATTAGTCCAACGCAATTTCAATATACAGTTACTGGAAGTCCAGTAAATGCAACATCAGCAAATTGCAGTGTGCCTGATCCAGCAGGAACGACATTTACATTTACAGTTCCTGTTCTAACTGGAAACGCTACTATCCCCGGCAATGTGTTTTCTGGTGAAGTTGTTGCAGTTAATGTTATCACATCAGGAACTGGATACACTTCTTCTCCAACAGTAACAATAACTCCATCAACTGGTGTATTTATTGAATTTTCTTCAACTGGATCGTTGCCTGCTCCACTTGTTTCTGGAGTTGCATATCGCGCAGAAACTCCGCTTGATACAACTAATGGTGTATTTACAATTAAAAATGCTGATTTTTCAAAAGTAAATATCACTGGTGGTGGTAGTGGTACATTTTATACTGTTCTTTCTCGTTCATTTGGAGTTGATTTTACAGATCGTTGGTTAGGAGATTTTTCAAGTCTCTCGACTGGCAATGCAATATATTTTGGAACTGACTTTATACTCCCAACTACTGTTCCAACAGTTAGTTCAACAGTGCCAAGATATTTAAATATAATTACATCTGGCGTTTCAAGAGTTTATAATACAGAAGTAAATGCCAATGCTGGACTTTTGGCAGATGGTAATTCTATTAATGTAAATTCAATTACATCTGTCAGCACAACTGCTACTGTAACAACAGCATCAGATCATGGATATGTTACTGGCAATTCAGTAACTATTACTGGAGCAAGTGTAGATGGATACAACAAATCTAATGCTGTTATTCTTTCAACTCCTGCACTAAATCAATTTACATACGCAATTGACACAGCACTTGGAGTTACTACTGGAACAATTAAAGTATATAAAACATCTGGATTAATCCAAGTTGTGTCATTCGGAGTAGGTCAAACATATTACGGACGCAGATATACTGTTTCGCCATTGCCATACAATAACTTAATCAAACCTGACTCTGTTGTTTATTTGCAAGATGACGAAATTGTCAGAGTATCAACATCTGGAATATCTGGAGCATTGCCGAGTCCATTGGTTGCTGGAACCGATTACAAAGTTAAGTTGTTTGGAGACAATATTAAATTGTTTACTATGAACGGAGTTTTGATTCCGCTTTTAAACGCAGGCGTGGGTCAATTGAGCGTTGATATCGAGCGAATAATTACTCCAGCAAAATCGACGCAGATTTATTGCGAGAAGGCACTTTTCAGTACTGGTCAAGCAATCAGCGTCAGGGCAGTCGAAGGAGATGCATTGCCAAATCCGTTGGTTGCAAACACAACATATTATGTTCGTAGAGTCGATGAGAATAATATCGAGCTTTATAACACGGCAGCAAATTCTAAAGGTACTGGCACTACAGGGAGGATTGAGTTTCAAACGCCGGGTGATTCTGTTGAATCGACATTTTTTATCGACGCAGTAGATGAAAGTGTATTGGTAAAATCGATATCGCAAATTGAAAAACCACTTACGGATGGTTTTGTTCTCCTTTACGCATGGGATCAAGGTAGGAGCAACGACATGACCTTGATTGGTCGATATCACCCATCCGAAGTTAATCCGCAGTATCGCAGGCTACGACTTGGCAAGAAGTGTGCATGGGTGCGGTTGGCGTACAGGATGTCTCCTCCGTTTATAACTTCCGTTTACGATTACATACCTGTAGAGCATGAACGCGCAATTATTGCTGCTGTACACGCCTGCGACATGGAAGATAAAGACTTTGCTGAACAGGCTACAAGATATTGGGGCATCGCTTTTAATTACCTCCGAAATCAGCAGGAATACATTGATGGACACGCAATGGTTACTCCACAAATTAACGGAATTACCTACGGAGATACGACTGATCCCGTAATGTTTTAATGAAAAGCGAACAAATCTCATCTGGCAGATTGGTCAAGGCAACCTCTGGGTGGTTCGCTGGCGTTAACTCTGTCCGTAATCCTTGGGCATTGCCAGAGAACCAATTTAAATGGGGAGTTAATGTTCAGGTGCGAGGTGGCATTGTGCAAACTCGACCCGGACAAGCCATGCGGTTGTCCCTGCCTGCTGGTAATTTTCAAGGGGGCATTTTCTTCGCGGCAAACAAACAAAAAGAATCGGCAAAAATCGAACAGATTAATGGAAGGACAGTAACAACTCCCGCCAAAATATTTAACCCAGAAGGCGAAGGAGTGATTGCAGATGAACTCCCGTACATGATTTTTGCGGTTAATGGTTCTGTTTACTACGCGCCATTCCCACTAACGCAACCGAAGGATTGGTCGCAGTACAAACTGGCAAATATTTCACTCGACCCAGATGTTGATCAGTTTGTTTTCTGTCTCGCTACGCAATCGGCGAATCTCTCGACTGGTAAAGACGAGATTGTGATCCCATCGCACCGAGTTGTTTTTATTCAAGATGGGGTTTCTGCGCCTGCATATTGGGATGGGTCAAATAAAACAGGTACGCAAACCTCAAGTATCCCAACAGGGTATTGGATGGCATTTAGCGGGAATCGACTTTGGGTCTCTGACAAGAATATCGTACTGGCATCAGACCTTGGTGATCCGACAAGTTGGCAAGAACGCAAAAGCGGAACAGGAAGAGGCGACTTTGCATTCAGCCGACCCGTGACTGGTATGGTTAGCTTTGTAGGTCAGGACACATCGACAAGATTGATTGTGTTTACAGATCGATCTACTTTTTCGCTTGCCAGTGGAATTCTGGATCGGGCGCAGTGGACATCGACTGCTAATTTTCAGAACACTCTGTACCCAACAGTCGGATGCATTGCTGGGAAAAGCATCACATTTCAAGCAGGACAGATGTGGTGGTACTCGCAGGGTGGGTTGCTTGCTGCGGATGTGGCGGCAGCATCGTACTTGTCATCGCAGGTCACCTACAAAGATGTGGAGATGGCGCGAACAAAACAGTTTTTGTCAGGTAATACAGCAGGGATTTGCGCCACCAGTTTTGAAAATTACATTTTGGTAAGTGTTCCGTATCTTGAAACGCTAAACTCACAGACGATGGTGCTGGACTATGCTGCCGCTTCAGAATGGTCGCAATCTCGCGTTCCTGCGTGGTGCGGGGTCTGGACAGGCACTCGACCTGTTGAGTGGGCTACAGGCACGATTAATGGGCAACAAAGATGCTTTCATTTTTCAGTCGATTATTCTGCGACATCTGATGGGTCTTACAATCACCTGTGGGAGTCATTCGCACCGCAAAAATATGATTCATATTTCGACATTGAATCTGATGGCAGTACCACTGAAAAAATAAATCGCATTTACTGCCAAATGGAAACTGCGATGCTCGGCGACCAAATGGATTTGAAGAGTTTTATTTATTCTGAAATCGAGGCTTGCGAGATCGGTGGAGTTGTTGATCTCACAGTTGCATTCCTAGGCAGCAAAGGTAAACACAAGCAGATTTTAAAGAAAAGAATTCTTGCAGTAACTGATAGAGTCCAGTGGGAAGAAACCCCATATGCAAAACAAGTCCAAGACCTCGGCTATTTAAGTTCGCAATATCGCAGGTTGATTACTGAATCTTCACAGAGACAAGTTGATTATCAAACTTGCGAGAGTCCATTAACCATTGATATCGACAAGGCTTTTTCAATTCTGATTGAGTGGTGCGGTCAAATGGGGGTCGAGATTGTGCGAATATTTATTGATCCATTTTCAACCAAATCACTTGGTGTACCTCAAAGCAACGAGACAAAATACTGTGTTGTTGGTCAAGATGGGGAGAATTTCACAATTGATTCACTACCTGATCCGTATGCGTCTGGCAATGGTCAGCAAAAGTCATGGTATGCGAAGGTTTTTAAGACTGTGACGCTATCCTGCCCAGTAGGGTCTCCATCTCCAGCAATTGCTGCAACTGCCGAGGCATCATATATCTCATGGGTATCTTACGAACACGCCGAAGCGCAGGCAGGAGTTCTTGCATTGCAAGCCGCAAATGCTGCTGCACAACAATATCGAGCGGAAAATCCATGTAGTCCTCCTGTATAATTATATGCCTTCAATAATTACAGCATCCAAACGAGTAACAGACTTTCCAAGTCGCTTTGTATTCCCGTTTAGCAATGAAAATGCTATACCACTTTACTCTTCGATAAATTTTATTAATCCTTCCGAAAATAATTGCTTGCCATGCATTGTTTGCGGTAATATTAATGATCGATTCAATGCCATTGAGGAACAAGCAAGTAGATATCGTGACTATGTGCCAAACCAATTTGATAAAACAAATGTTGTAGTTGGAACAGTATGAAAATTAGTAATATAGAATATAAAACGATTCCAAAAGATAGTGGTGAATTCCTTGAACTTGTCGATTTTGCCGAGGAATTTGAACACCATGTTGTTGAGCATCCACAGGTAAATGTGATTGGACATTATAAGGATGGAAAATTGTTTGG